AATGCTACGTCGCAATCTACCGATTTCGCTCAATGCTGGAGAAGAAGAGCGAGCAATTGATATTGAAGAGATGCGTGATTCCTTGAAGCAATCAGTCGCATCTATGGCTGCTGCAATTCCACAAATGGTAATGCAGGGTCAAGACCCAATGAAGATTGTTGAAAAAATGGCTGCAGTTATTGACGAACGTAAGAAGGGTACTCCTCTAGAGGATGCCGTTGCTAAAGCGTTCAAGCCAGAACCAGCACCAAAACAACCTCAGATGCCAGGAGCTCCAGCAGCTCCTGAACAGGGTATGGGTGGCGAAATGCCTAACTTCCCAGAACAACGACCAGCAATGCAAGAACTGCTTGCAGGTCTAACTGGTGGAGGAAATCCAAACCTAGCAGCAAGAGTAACTCGTCAAATACCAGCATAACAAGGAGAAATAAATGTTTGGAAAGCAAGGAAAGATGGCAAAGGCTCCAGTACACCCAGGACACGCAGGCAAGAAGTCTGGCGGTAAGGGTGTTGGTCTAGGTCAGGTTGATAAGCCAAAGGCACCTAAGACTATCAAGGGCAACAACAACAAGCTTAAGTAAGGATAATCATGGCAGCCAAAAAGGCAAAGACCACACGAAAGTATCGGCAGGCAAAAACGGCTGCCAAACCTGCTGCCAAGGCAGCATTTCCTGGTAAGAAACAAGCAGCAAAGCGTGACCCTAAGTTAAAGATTAGCGCCGAAGATAGAATTATCGCTAAGGAAGTTTCAGATTCTGCTAAGGCTGACCTTGGCAAGAACGCATACTTGAAGAAGTCTGATTACGAAGCTACTCAAAAGGCAGCACGTGAGAAGTTCCGTCAGTCTATGCGTGAAGAGTTCGGTGAATACGGTGGCAAGAAGGCTACTCCTGCAGAAGCAGAAGCGCCTAAGAAGCCAGCAGTCAAGAAAGCAGCTAAGAAAGCTGCTGTCAAGAAGGCTGCAGTTAAACCTGCTAAAACTATGGGTGAGATTTCTAAAGAAGTTACAGGTGGTAATAAACCAGCAGTAAAGAAGCAATCACCAAAAGCTGCAAAGTCTGCTGCTAATAAAGCAGCATGGGCAAAGATGACACCAGAACAGCGCAGAAACTGGAATGCAAATAAGCCAGGTGCTAAGCCTTCAGTATACGAAGCAGCACGTGCTGCAGGTAAGACACCAGCAGAAGCAGCAAAAGCTGCTAATCCAAGGTTATTTAAGAACCCTGTTGCTGAAGCTCCAGTAAGAATGCCAAAGGAGACAACAAAAACAACTCCGACTAACGTTAAAGCTTCACCACAAGCTAAGGCACCTACACGTCCAACAGATGCATCACTTCGTGCAAAGGAAGATGCTTATCTTGATGAGACTAAAAAGCGAATGGCTGAAAAGAACAAAGCTCTTGCTAACTCAGCTAAAGGTAAAACACAGACACCTCAAGCAGAAAAGGCTAGAGCCACTGCAAAGCCAGAACCTAAGAAGGCAGCAGCAGTAAAGAAAGGCTCACGTACTGTACGTGGAGCTAAGTTTATTGCCAAGAAGTTCCCACTAGCGATGGTTGCTGGAGAAGTTGTTTCAACAGCTAAAGGTTCTACATTTAAAGACCTTAATGAGATTAACCGTCTTAAAGCAAAGCTTGGCGATAAGCCAATGTCAGCCAAAGAAGGTGCAGCAACACAGGCAAGCAACCTTGCTAATCTTGCAACAATGGGTCTTGTTGGAAAGACTCGTCGTCAACGTATGGACGAACTTAATGCAAAGATTAAGAAACAAGAAGCAGCAAAAGCTAAAGCCAATAAAGGTCTTCGTTATGGACCAAAGGGTGAAAGTTTAGTTCCAGGAACTGATGCATACAAGAAGGGTTCCAAGACACGTCCGTCTGCTAGCTCAGCAAATAAGCCAACTACTGGCGCAGGTGGCTCTTCTACTAAGTATGTAGTTAAGAAGGGCGATACTTTGTCAGGTATTGCTAAGAACTCAGGACTTTCACTTTCAGAAATTCGCGCTATCAATCCTGCACTAATGAAGAACCCTAAGTATAAGAAGGGCTCAATGATTTGGTCTGGAACAAAGGTTAACGTTAAGAAGAAATAGGTTAAATAATGTCAATGATGCAACCTTCGGGTCCTGGCAAGTTCGCTAAGCGAACAGATATGCAAGGAGCTAAGAGGCTACCTAACGCTGCTTATGGTGAGCAAAAGCAATTCCAAGCAGAACAAGCAGGCGCACCAATGGCAAAGTCTAAACCACAACGGAATCCAATGGCAGACATTGTTCCATTAACTGCACCAACTCGTAGACCAAACGAACCTGTTACAGCAGGAGTTGATTCTGGTCCAGGACCAGGTAGTTCAATTCTTGGGATGAAATCACCAACGGATGTTACGTTACAAGATTTATCCAAGATGGCTCAATACATGCCATTGATGGTTCGCTTTGCGGACTCACCACAATCTAGTGGAACAATGAAAGCGTTTGTTAAATATCTAAGGAGTCAGACCGAATGAGAGCACTCAAGAAGTTCGAAGAGAACCTTGAGTACCTTGGCTTTGACATGGCTCCAATTGCTTGGGATATAGCACGTATGGAGTTTCCAAACGATGATGACCGACTTGCTTTATTAGAAGAATTGACTGTTCAGAAGGAGGTCACACCAGGTGTCAATGACGGAATGGTGGAATGACCCACAACTCAACAAGCAACCTTCTAAGGTCAAAACATCCAAGATTGATGAGTTTAAGCAGCAAGTAGATAAAACCAAAGTAGGAAAAGCAGAAGCTGCTATCCTGCCTAAAGTTGCTGAGGCAATTGAATCTGGTAGCAAGAAGCCATTTCTTGGCGCAATCATTAATCCAGCAATGCGTGTGCTTGAAACATTTGGCAAGCGTGTTGTACAGCCACTTACTCAAGGTGCATCTACTGCTCTACTTACGCCACAAGCTATGGCTGCTGGCAAAGGTAACCCTATTGAATCATTTCGTTTTGCTAAAAAGCAATCCGAAAAGATTTCTATGGGTCAGGCATTAGCTGGCGGTGTTGGTCAACTTGCAGCACCAGTACTTGGTGACGTAACAAACGCTACCTTTCTTAACGAAGACTTCGATATTTTTAACGATAAGCAACGCGAACGAGCATTCAGAGATGAATGGGTTGGCATCATTGCGTCAGGGTCAAGCGATTTAGTATTAGCTGCGCTAGGAACTAAAGGCGCTGGAGCTACTGTTCGTGCTACAGGTCGTAAAGTTGTAGGACCAAAGCGTATTGCAACAACAGATGACATGAATAAGTTTCGTGATGAAATCGAAACCATTGTTACAGAATCTACGTTGCCAGATGCTCAGCGTACTAAGACTGGTCTTACTGTACTTGTTGATGATGCCGTTAAGGAAAAGGACATCACTAAGCTAGCTGCTAATCCGTTAGTAAGTGAAACTGCAAACCCTTACCGTACAGCAACAATCATTTCACGATTGGATAACCACCGCGATGTAGCAGATTACTTGCTAGCAGAACGCGGTGATATTGATGCGTTTAATCGTTTCTTTGCAAGCAAGCCACTAGATGCTGACCACTTAGATGATTACGGTATCGATAAGACAACACCAATCTATGATTGGTCTGAGTTGGGTCAAGAGTTTCTTACACCAACAATGACTGCAAGAATGCAACGCATTGTTGATGCAAAGAAAGCAAGTGACCCTAAGTTTGCTAGAGCTCTTGAAGAGTTCGGTGCCAATCTGCCACGTGGTGTAAACGTTGAAAGCTATCGTCCAGGACGTTTTGCTGCGCTTGAATCACTTAGCCTTGCTAAGAAGAAGATTCAAATGCAGTCACAATACGGTGACCTTAAAATGTTTGGTGACGACGGTGGCGAAGGTTGGAAGACACAGGTCTACCAAACAAACATATACGACCGCGTTATCCGCACAATTGCATGGACTGGCTCAGGTCGTCCACAGGGCATGATTAATATTTCTAACCCACGTGCATTCGAAGCATCATCTGATTTACTATCAGACCTTAACCGCCTGCAGTTCCTTAGTGGAGCCGAAGGTGCAGTGTTTAAGCGTAAGATGGTTTCAAAGTTTCTTAACGCTCAGGATGATACAGAACGTGCATTAGCACTTGGTCAGATTGAAGAAGCTGTCATGATTCGCCTAGCAAAGTTCTATGGCGTAACAGACCTTCAGGATATTCGTACACCTACTGATGCTATTGACCAGATTAAACAATGGCGCACCAAGGCTAACGAGTCACGTTCAACCATCAAGCAGTTTGCTGTTAAGAATGGTTTTATTCCAGACAACGATGGTTCTATTAACGTACAGAATTTTCTTTCAGTATCAAACGAAGCTCAAACAATTCCAATGCTTGACTTCCGCCGACTAGAAGCAGAAGTAATTATCAATGCTCGTCGTGCTGCTGGCAAGGGAACAAAAGTAACTGAAGGTCAATACCGTGGCGCTGTTGCGTC